GGGCGCGCGGTCGCCGGAATATGCTTGCATGCGCATACTCCGGTTTCCCTGCTCGTCTTCCTGCATCTGCTTGCGAATCGTGTACAGATCTGCAAGCATTGCATAATTGTGATAGCTGGATTCCTCGTATTCCAGCCGTGCTATCTCCTTGCGGATCTCGGCTTTATCCAGCATATCGCGCCTCCTTATGCCCGCTCGATCTGCTCCATGCAGCGACGAATCGCGTCGCGGGTCTTGTCGTCGTCTGCGTCGCGCATCATATCCTCCAGCTGCGCGCGCATATGCTCACGAGCATCTGTGCGGCTGTAGCGGCCCATTGCGTCACGGTGACGGCCACGATACGAACTTCCGCGCCCGTATGTGCCGCGCATGTCCGCTTCCCACTCGCCGTCTCGTGAGTATCCGCCATCCTCAAGCATCTCGATTTTGTAGGTGTTCTTGATCGTGCTGGTCAGCTTCTGCACCGCATCGAGGTCGCCTGCGGACATTTCGCGTTTCTCGGCGATCTCGTCCAGTTCCTTGCAGAGCATTTCCCGGAGATTTCTCAGATCGTACATATCGCTTCCTCCTTTCAGGCCACACGCTCGACGGTTAGGTTGCTATTCGCAAAATTAACCGCCTGTGCGTTCGTGTTCCGCATGCCCACCGTCAGGCAGCAGCCCTTCGGCACGCTCACCTGTGCAGAGACATAGATATTAAAATAATTCTCGACTTCCGCCGGTGTGACGATCGCCGTTGCGCTTGCAAGCGCTTCACCGTTGATTGCAAGCGCAGCCGTGATTGCCTCGACTGTACCGCCGGTCGGAATGGCTATGTTGCCGCCATAAGAGACCTTGTAGAGTGCTCTGCACTGGTTGGTCAGTCCGCGGAGTGTGACCTGTCCGCTCCCTTCGCGGTGCACAATGCACGGTTTGCTGTTGACTGCCGTTTCTGTCAGTGGGACATTCTGCCCGGCAGCGACGCTGGCGATGTTGGAATTTGTAAACTCAGCCAATCCCAAACACCCCTCTTCCCGCCTTTGCTTCCTTGCAGAGATTCACCAGCGGTGCGATTGCCGCTGTCATTGTTTCTTCTGGACCCGGCTGCTCCATTTCATCCACCGTTTTCAGAATGCAGGCATATGTATAAAGATCCGTCACGTTCATCTTGTACAGATCTACGCCCACCAGGTGATCAATGAATTTCTGTTTGATATCCTTGTATGTTGCCATGAGATCATTCCTTTCATAAAAGTACAGCGGCGGAGCGATTGCCCCGCCGCGTTGTCGTTGAATATCGGCAATGGGGCCGACCATTTTCGTGAGGTCACGAAAAAGTTCTACGGTATGGAGTTGTTCCGCAGCGCAGCCGCCACAGCCGTAGTTATAGCCGCTGTTGCAGCCTGCGTACTGGTACGGAGCCGGAACTGCGAAGGACGGGACCGGGCGCGGGTTGTAATACGCCAGCTGCCCGCTCATGTAGGACTTGAGCGTATCATTCTGCGCAGCCTGGGACGCTGCCAGCTGGTAGCCGAAGATCTGCTGGTTCTGTTCGGCGATCTTGGCATCCTTCGCGGCGAGTTCCTGCGCCGTCAGACGCTGGTCAATGCTGCGGAAGCCGCAGTTCATCGCGTCGATGATGTCGCGAGTCGTGTTCTGCACGGTGTTGCGGGTGTCGCACGCCTGCGTCGCCATGTCATAGCGCACCTGGGCGATTGCAGCGCGGTTTTCGCAGCAGCACTCCTGCGCCTGCATCGCCATGGCGTTTAGCTGCTGCATAAGCGCAGCCTGCTGATTGCAGCGGGAAAGTTCTGCCTGCGAGAAGCCGCTGGTCACGGCCTGCGTTACGCCGGAGAAGCCGTTGAGCATGCCGGTGTTCATGGCGTAGAAACCATCGCAGATTCCGTTGTTCACGCCGTCCAGCTTGCGCTCGATGTTGGCGAAATCGGACGTCAGCACATAGCCATCCACAACGCCTGCGCCGCCGCTGCGGTTTCCGAAGCCGTTTCCGTTGCCGCCCCAGCCGCAGAAGATGGCGAGGAACAGGATGATGATCCACCAGCCATTGTCGCCACCGAAGCCGCCCCAGCCGCCGCCTGCCATGCCGGTAGGCGCGACGGGCATCGTCATGGTCGGGGAGCCGTCATTCAAACTCATTTTTTCATTTCCTTTCGTAGATTCAAAAATTTATCTCAATCGTGGCCACGAGTTGAAATCTGATTTATCCAAGCAACTGCCGGAATATCCCCGCCGCCTGCTGAAGCTGGTTCAACTGCTGCTGCGAGATTTTCCCGCTCTGCACAAGCTTTTCAACCTCCGCTTTGGGGTCCCCCTGAAAACTCTGCTGGAACTGCTGGAACTGCTGTACTATATTTTGAAACTGCCCCATCTGGCCGGGCATCTGCCCGCCGCCGAGAGCATTAAACAGTGGATTCGCCATTGATTTCAGCCTCCTTTGCTTTTCTCGCCGGTCTGACGCTCGGAGCCGTCAGCTTGGCCACCAGTTCGTTGAACTCCCTGCGGGTCACATATTCCTCGCTCATGTCTTTTCGCGGCGCTGCGGGCGCTGGTGCGGCCTGTGCGCGCTCCACGAGATCGTAGGTCGTCATGGTTGGCTTGCCGCTTGCGTCGGCTTTTTTGACGTACACGACTGGGGCGTTCATATCCCAGAGTGTAACGGCGTTGTTTGGCGCAACTATAAAGTCATTTGCCGCCTGCTCGTTCGGGACCCAGATGATCGACTGATTCTGCGGTTGCTGTGGCTGTGGCTGATAAGCCGGCATCTGCGGAGCAGGCTGATACTGCGGACGCATTTGCATCTGCGGCTCCTGCATCGGCAGCATTGGCGGCTGATTGTAAATCGGCTGTTGGTACACAAACGGCTGTTGTCCGAACATCATTTATCCTCCTTTGCCCAGTAAAACAGCGGAATCTCATTTCCACTATTCCATGTATCAAAATAGCTTCCATCCTGCACGCATACGACGTGGCTTGATAGCGCCAGCACATACACGCCTTTCGGATGCTCCGCGCAGAATTCTGCGACGGTGTAGCAGTCCGGGCAGGTGTTCGGGATCACGCTCCGGGTAAAGCCTTGCTTCCGGAGGTATGCACCCCACACGCTGTTTGCGCTTGGCAAATCTCCCATGATCAGCCCTTGCAAGCATAGCCCGATATATACTTCATCCCAACGCTTCCCCGTCGCTTTTGCGATGGCCCGGACGGTGCAGTCGCCGACCTGCCGCCCGGCGGGGTTGGGATTGAAATAAGAAAAGCCCATACTGAACACCCCTTCGATGTGTCCAGTATGGGCTTTTTTCTGTTTTGATGTGCCTCAGTTGTGCATCATGTTCGCATCACTTTTGCTCAGTTTGGGAGACTTCCGGACGCGGCCTTCATCCGCGCCATGATCTCCGGCAGGCGGCGCTGGACCGTGGCGCGGCCCAAGAATAATTCCGTTGCAACGTCCACCTGCGGAAGCTTATCCACGAAATACAGTTGTGCGATCTTCTCATTCTCGCGGCCGAGATTGGCCTGATAGATCACAGTCTCCATATCCTTGCGGGTCAGGCGGCCCAGTTCCGGCGGCAGCTTGGCTCTCGCCTGCGGTGCCATTGCCTCCGCCTCCTTACTTCATCGCCGCAGCCAGCTTTTTCAGCAGGTCGTCGCCGTATTTATAATCAGCAAGATATTTGATCGTGCTGTCTGCCAGCCCGGCTTTCGCCTTGATGGTTTCTTTGGCTGCCTCGACGGCCTTGTCGGCGGTTTCCGTGTCGTAGTCGATCCACGGGAGCTTCCCGTGCTTCTCCCATCTGCGGGCGTTGTACCCGCTCTTGGGGCCGATGTTCAGAACGGCGGTGATCTGCGCGCCGTTCTTCCAGGCAGGCGTACACTCGACCGCGAGGCCGTCGCCGATGTACAGGCCCCAGTGGCCCGGCATCCAGAGGCCCTCACCGGGAATCAGCTTATCCCATCCAGACGCGGAAACGTCCTTGCACTTCGCGATCATGCCGTCGGCGGAGACGTCCGGGACGGCGTTGCCTGCGTAGCGCGCGCCGCCGTGGTAGGCAGTTTTATCGCCCTTCCAGCCCCACAGAATGCCCTTTGTGAGGTTCACACAGTCAAACGCGAAATAGCCCTTTCCGATCAGCGCGCGGAGGGTCGCCTGCTTCGCCGCGCCGTACCAGTCCGGATACTGATTCGCCTTTTCCGTAATAATGCCGTTCGTCACGGGTGAGCCGAAGCAGCCCCACATGTACACGGTTTTATAGTTTTCCGCGACGTCCACATGCCGCTTGACGAGTTCGGAGGCTTTCATGATGCTCATTTCTGTGCATCCTCCTGCGGTTTGCTTGCCGCGTCAATGGCGTCCTGCGACTTCTGCGATTGTGTCCCGAAGTAGAAAGTAATGACCGTCAGGAAGATCGTGAGGAAGTCCTTGCCGGTAATATCGCCGCGCAGGGCGAGGACAGCGAAGATGATCGTCAGGCCGAGCGTGACGATGGACTTGACGCTCAGCAGATTTCCGAGGCGCTTGATGATGTTTTCCATGATTATTCCTCCACTTTGATTGCGCGGTTCTCAAACTTCTTGTAAGCATCGAGATAGATTTCCTGCTTGTCGCCGTTGAGCGTCAGTTCATAGTACATCCCGTCAAGCAGCGTCGTGGACGCAAGTGCTTTCCAGTTCTGGAGCGTCTTGCAGTACCATACGACATAGACGTCATCAGCCGTGATCTGTTTGCCGTCGCTCTTGTCGAGATGCTCGTTGGTGTAATCTGCAACCAGATTTTTCACCAGTTCAAAGAATTTCTTTTCGTTCATAAGTAACCCCTTTTGTTATTCAACCGGATCGTTTTTCTTTGCAAATACGCGCTTGAAGGCCAGCAGCAGGAGTTCCCCGCCGAAGGCCGCTGCGGCGAAGGTGAGCACGGCGGACAGATCGATATCGAGCGAAAACAGCACGGCGACCGTCTCCAGCGCGACGGCCCAGATCAGCGTCAGCGTCAGGGCCTTGATGCAGTAAACGACGATCGTGCGCGACATTTCGCCCTTCGTCCATTTGCTTTTCCCGCTCATTCCTCCGGCTTCGCCCCCTTCCCGCACTGCGCCTCCAGCTGGTGCAGGAATTTTTTCACGTCGCCGTTCCCGCCCATCTTTTTATACTTCTCTCCGGCGATCAGACGCTCGGCCATTGGCATTTCCTCTGACATGATGGTCAGCCGGAGGATCGCCAGATACTGCTCGTCCTGATGCGTCTGCATCTTGTCGAGCTTTTTGTCGATCTCTGCAAGGTGCGCCTCCTGCGTCGTGGCCTTGCCGCGCTTGCGCTGGATGGCTCCGACGATGGCGCGGATGATCTCCGCCAGCGCGGACGAGCCGATCACCGCGCAGATGATGGT